CGATTCCGCTTGTAGCTATTTCAAGAGTTGCACCGATTTTGATACCGCCAAGAATCGAATCGGTTGCTTTCGGTAATGTTAAGTAATTTTTACGCAGCAACCACGCCGACCCGTTCCAATACGTATCATCTCCCGAAGCATAAGTAACACCTGCGTAAGTTCCCGCCCCATTCACCCTATAATAATCGCCTGCTGTTGGGCTTGTCGATGGAGCGACTCCGCTACCTGCGTTCCATTCCGCAATATATCTTTCAGAAGCTAACGGCGTAGTCCATACGCCCGACCCGTCCGCGTTATTACATTGCCATACTTTTCCAACCGCAGCGTTATTGGTGATTCTTAGGTTCGTAGTTCGGGTAATGCCGTTTACGTCTATCCTTGTACCTGCGAGGGGAACAGTCGTTCCAAATCCAATAGTCCCGCTTGACAATACACGGATATATTCAGTCATTACGTTAGCGTTTCTAACTCTTAATCGAAATTGACCATCTGTCTCCGTTGTAGACAATCCAACCAAATCAAAAGCTGGCGTAGGGATAGCGTTAACAATTTGCCCGACAGATAGAAACGACGCAGCAGCCCCCGCAAGATTGAAGTCAAGGTCCCGATATACCCCTAGATTAAACCCATTGCCATATATTTGAAACTTATCCGATGCGATAGGATTGGCATTAATCCCAACATTAGTGCCATTATCGAAAATCTGACTATCAGAAAGCAAACCACCCGCACCGCTTTTTGTAATGTAATTTGTTGTTAGGCTCGTGGCATTAACCGTTGCCGCTGTCACCTTCCCAACAACATCAACACCCGTGCTTTTTACCGTTGCTATCTCAACGCCATTACGCTTAATGCCAATGTCGAAATCCCCACTTTCCGAACCGATGAAATCTTTTGCGGTTAATACGTTCGTTGCTCCAACCGTCCATAAGTTATTTTCTATTAGATTATATTTTACATCCCAATCATTGCTAAAGTCAGCAGCATCGTACTTTAACCCCAAAGATATTATCGTTGGAATAATGTAGCCGCTCGTTAGGCTAAGAATGCCCAAAGCAGGTGCGTAATCTAACCCAAGTACGTTTTCAGAAAACGAGGTGCGAACCGTTGCCACGAAGTTACTAACGTCCGAAGCGGCTAACGTTGCCCAATCATTTGCCGTTGCACTTGTAGCTTTTAGGAATTGCCCCGCAGTGGGTGCAATATTATTAGGGCGTAATGTTTCCGTATAGCTTATACTGCCCGTTACCTGAGCAGCACTCCCGTTATCTATTGCGGTGTTGATTAATAACTTATTAGACCGTGCCGTGCCGTTTACGTGGAGAAGGTGGGAGGGGGCAACTGTGCCGATACCAACGTTACCACCCGCCAAAACCCTGATAACCTCGCTCATTACGTTTGCACTTCGTACACGAAGCCTGAACTGCCCATCAACCGGCGAAATGCTTAACCCTATAAGGTCAAAGGCGGGAGTTGGAACTGAATTAACTAATTGCCCAACTGAGATAATAGATGCAGCAGAATCAATTGTTGTGAACTCGGCATTTCGATAAACGCCCAAATTAAAACCACTACCTAATATTTGTAGCTTGTCTAAACTTGGCGTTGCCGTGCCAATCCCCACATTCGTTCCATTGTCAAAAATTTGCGAATTGGAAAGCAACCCCGCCGCCCCCGACTTGACAACAACATTTTGGATAAGAGAACTTGCGTTCACCGTTGCCGCTGTCACCTTCCCAACAACATCAACACCCGTGCTTTTTGCCGTTGCTATCTCAACACCGTTACGCTTTATCCCAATATCGAAGTTACCACTTGCCGAACCGATGAAATCTTTAGCGGCTAACACGTTCGTGGCTCCACGCATCCACGCCGTTGCATCCGTAGCAATCGTACTTGCAACCGCCAATGCGGGAACTTTCAATGCAACATCAGCAGTAAGGTTAGAAAAGTCCAGAGTAGCCTTGTGGTCCGAACTTTCGCTTTTAAAGTCAAAACCAGTCGTAGCCTTCCGAATGTAATCTGTTTCGTCACCCGCTGTATCGAAAAGTGAAATGCCAATCGGACCATCGTTACCGTCAGCCATAATGTTAACGGAGCGAGTGAATACGGCGTAATCGGGAAATTCGTAATCAGGTAGTCGTCGCTCCTTTGTTCTAAACTCAGAATCTCGAATAACGCTGTCTGGCACTTCTTTGTCCATTTCGACTAGCGTTCCATCCGAAAACTCGGCTTCTTTTTTAGTAAAGTACGTCTCGGTTATCGTTGTGCCTTTTTTTACTAGTCGAATTTTTGCTATGTTTTCTTGATAGTCAAAAGAATGGCGTACGGTAAAAAACTCCTCCGAAAATCCTAATAAATTAACTTTTCCTCGGCGAAACAATCCCCCAAAGACAGCACCATCAAAAAATTGAATTGGGTTTCGGTATTGCTGAAACAATTCTTTATCTAAAAGAGGAACAAGTTCCGTCCCGCTACTAAACGCCTCACTTACCCACGCAGTAGGGTCGGCAATCCCGCTACCGTTTAACAGAGCGGACTTCTCAGAACTAGAGGGGTAGGTGTTAAATAATCTATCAACCTCCTTCACTCGTGTCGTACTAGAATCTTTAGCGGTGGTAAACCTAATTAGCTTTGCTCCTTGAGAAACTTGGTTATCGCTAAACCCAACTTGTAAATCAGCATATCGCACATATTCATCAAATGATGAATTAGTAGGTTCGGCGGTTTGTGTATAACCTTCCGACAACCCTATCTCAATCCAAGCATCAGCAATATCATCAATTCCGATACGATTTACGCTTGTCAAAATATCGAAAACAAGTTGAAATAGTGGCTTTTTTCCCTCAAAAACCCTAGATATAGGTTCGGATTCCATTTTGAGGGTAGAGTAATCGGCTTTACTAACACCTTCGCTATTTACCAAATTTACCGCAACCCCGTGTTTTTGAATATCAACGATTATGGCTCGCCGACCATATCTTTTCCATTCGCCCGATTCGGTAAGGCAAAACGATAATTGTTTATTCTGGCTTTGCCTAAGGTGTAAGAAGATTCCAACAAAGGCTTGTTTTACGTCATTCCCTTTAATCCTTAGTTCAAAATTTAATCTTTTATTCAGGGCTATTTCGGGATTTAAGCCGTCACCCGTTTCCTTTAGGGGTAATATTGCACTAATTACACGAACCCCAAAGTTTTGAAAAGATGATGCCGCTTGGTATCCGTTCACTTGACCAAAAAACGGGTCAATTCGTGTGCCTTGCCCCCCTTTAGCGAAAGAGTGAACTCCATCGCTTTTTAACCAAGAATCGGGAAAGCCATTTGTAACCGCTTGAAAGTCGGCGTTAGGCAATATACTTTCTGCTCCCGCCAATTCCACCTTAGACTCAATCTTTCCGTAGGGTCTTTCGGAGTCAATAATGCCATCCCCCATAGGGCGTATAGGGCGATTAAATCCCATACTTTGTGGTCCTGTAATAGCCGTTCCACTTACCAACTGCCCTGCGGTGCCGAACTTATGAACAAACTCGTTTGTGTCGCTATAAACATGAACAAACCACCATTGTCCATCTTCCTGAAAAAATTGGGCGTTTAAGGATATGGCTAGTTTATTAATTATATCGTAACAATTGACCCCATCAAATAACCCTTGATTAAGCCTTAAACTTGTAAGGGGCTGGTTGGTTGCGTCAACCGTTTCACCATTACGTTTATTGTTAAATATTACCCCTAATGGCTTAACAACACCCGTTCGAGCAATACACTTAGTTAAAATATCTACAATGGAGGCTGTTCCCTTAAATTTTATATCAGAACTGTCTACATAAAAAGAGTCTTTAAGAAGTTCTAAGGAATCAGTTACTTGCAACGTTAAGTACGATAACCCATCAGCGTACTCCGATGTAAGCCCCTCGTTAATTAAATAACCCTCAAAATCGGGTACATAGCCGTTAGACCCTTGTACTCGAAAAACGATAACCTTTATTCCTTTTTCGTCTAAATGAAAAAAGTCAGCAGGAGTAAGGTAGTTTGTTGCAATTTCTATTTTTAAACGTTTTGGTTTTATACCAAAAATATCATCAGAAGAACCGTTGTCCTGCGATTCTACTCCGTTAACTTCTATTTCAACAGCAGTTCCACTAAAACCGTCAAAATACCATTCGATTTTATAAGGTACGGATGGTCTACCTTCGTAGTGGGTAGATGAAAAATAAGCTGAATATTTCTTTGTCATATTTAAAAACTCCTTTTAGCCCGCTCCATTACTAATACTAAATCTTGACCACGTACAATTAATTCTTTCGGCATACCGCCACCGCCGCCAATACGCCCCGCGATTGCATCAGCAAACTCGTTATTCCGCTCGAACGGCAAGACCATCTCCTTCCCCGAAGCGTTGTCGCCAATCATAGCCAAGGTGGGGTTTGTCGATACGCCACCCCTTGCAAGTGCGGGTATATTCCCTGACAATCCCTTGAGCAATCCTCCCGCTGCAATAAGGGCAATAGCTTTACCTGCCGATATCGAACTGCCGGGAGCAATGCTAAACGCCTTATTGAATCCCGCGACCAACTTAGTAATCATCAACGCCTTCATTCCGTAAGCTGAGATGAAACTACCTAAATTGTTAAGTAAAGACCTAAACGCCCCGCCAAACCCCCCCCCGGAAGCTAGACCCTCAGCTAGATTGCCAACAAAATCAGCTGAAAGAACCAACATTGATCTCCCCATTTCCATTTGGAACTGTTTTAAGTCTTTCCTAGCCATATCCATAGTCTGTTGATAGAACATTATAGATTCAGTCACATCGCTTTTGGATAACTTCATCGGAATATTTGTCTCTGACAACCCGCCAAGACCTGCCGTTGCCATATCTGCATTTGCCCTGCCGAACGAGTCCTCTTTTGCCCTAGGCGGGTCCATCGCGTCAATCAGCTGCCTCCGTATAGTTTCCTGCTCGGATGCTTCCTTTATCATAGCTAGCCTTTCTTTTAGGGCTTTTGCGATAGCTACTCCTTCATCTTTTATTCGCTTCAAATTAGCCTTTAACGCTTTTGCCGCCGCCTTATCTAGCTTGTCTTGATCAGCCTTGTCACCGCCGAGGATTGTGAAAGGCGATATAGGTGTAGCGTTAGCCCCTTGGATTGCAACTATTTTTTTAGTAATGTTATCCATTGCAGCTTGGTTGTCAAACATAGCTTGTCCAATTCTTGCAGAAACCTTTTTTTGACCCGCCGCAATATTCTCATCCAAAGTGGTCATATCCTTTGGGTCGCCAAAAGGGGACATAGCAAACAAGAAATTACTCATCGTCTTATTAACCGCCGCTGACGTATTACTAAACGAAGGTTTTTTGGAGCTTTGTAGTTCTTCTTCGAGGTCAGCTTGGGTTGTAACCAACCTTTTTTGTTGCTCAACGAGGACTAGCATTTTTACGTAATCCCCTGCTGCGATTTCTAGTTTTTCAAAATCTATTTTTTCACCCTTTAAAGATTCAGCAAAAGAACCCGAAATGGCTAATAACTTATCTTTAGCCCCCTTAACTTGGTCGGTAGTCGAAGCTGAGTCTTTAAGAATCTTGACGTAGGTTTGTAGTTCGTTTTTTTCTGCGTTTACGGCATTTACAGCGTCTAGGTGAGAACGAGACGTTTCCTTCATTAAATCATCAAGCCTCTTATGCTCTAAGTATGCGTTGGCTAGGACGGTAACTAATATTCCAAAACCTAAAGTTGCCGCTCCTGCTGCAATTTGGACACTATATAGTCCTGCTATTAGTTTTGGGATTGTTGTTATCAATGCTCCTATCCCATACGAGAGAGGTCCAATCAAAGTAAGCAAGCCGATAGCACCAAGTATCGCCGCTTGAAGCCCTTGAGGTAACCCCCTAAACGCCTCAACAGCACCTTCAACGGTAGCAGCAAGGCTATCTATTCTTTCGGAAAGACCAAATGTTACCTCGACAACCTCGAACATCCTAGCCTTAGCTACAAAAAGTGAGTCGCTAAGGTTTTCAAGGGAATTTTTCCATCCACCCGTAACCCTTGGAGCCTTCTCCATCTCGGTTAGAAGTAGCGAAATAAATTCCTTAGAAGATAACCCTGCCGCTTCTAGTTTAGCAGAAATCTCGTCGGAGGCAACTGTACCGAACATACTAGTTAACGCTGTCGCAACGGCAGGAGCATTCTCAATAATTGGACGTAAATCCTGATTAAGTACCTTCCCTTTTGCCGCCATTTGTCCTAACTGAATAGTAACCTCGTTAAGTTTCTCCTTACCGCCTCCAGTCAAAGCTATCGCATTGGCAAACTCTTTTAATATTTTCGTAGATTGGTCAGCCGTAATACCAACAGCACGAAGACGTACGTCGCCTTGTATAGCCTCTTGGAACCCAAGTCCCGGTAGCTTGGCTAACTCTCTCATATCCTCAATTCGCCCGTTAAGCCCATCTAGGGTAGGGTAGAAGGCTTGCAAAGCCTTCCTAAGAGAATCGTACTCGGCATAAGCATCAGATGCCGATTTCGTCATTATTGCCATAGGTAAAGTTACCCCTAACGACAATGCCGTTCCAAAACTTTTGAACCGATTACCAAGTTCACCGAAGCCACGGTCAAGGGTTCTAGCATTGGCTGATGAGGTGCGAAGTTCACGGTTCAAGCCTACGTTGATTTTAGCCGTTAACTCCCCCACAGCACCCGCCATTTGCCTCATGGAAACTAGGAACTTTTTTTCACTAACCGTGTATTCTAACTGAGTCGCCATTTTTTGCCCTTAATGCTATTTGTTCACCCCAACGCTTTTGTTCTTCCGTCATTACAATCGGCTCGCTCGGTTTAAGAGTCTCCGTTTTGTCCCATCCAATAATCGGGAATAGTTCTTGTTCTTTAAAGTCGCCGCCACCCATTGCCTGATAATGCAAATAAGACAGCCTTCTTGCGATAGCCCATCGTTCACTACTTTCTGCTTTCTGCCTTTTATCGAATGCGTCAGCCATAATCAAAAAAACATCGGGTCGCATTTCCCAGAACTCGTCTGTGTGAATGTTCAACCCGATGTAAGCGGCTCTACTTAGGATGGCTCCGAAGTCAACTCTTTCGGGTTCTCCTGCAAGGCTTTCACTACCGCTTCCATCCCCCCGAATACTTCCTCTATGGTAAAACCCAAGCATTGTTGAGCGTGGCTCTTTACTGCTTCGTAGTCGGATTGCGACATTTCGTCTATCCAATCGCCTATCTTTGACTCCTTAAACGTTTTCGGTAAGACGCTGCCCCCGAACTTTAGCCCTATGTAGAATAATTTTTTGTTTAGAGAATAAGGATTCTGTAAAAAACCTTGGTCACTCTTAATAAGCTCAGTAAGCATTTCACTTGCATCCATCCCAAATTTAAATTCTCTTAACTCTCCACCTATGGTGGCTTCAATTTTCGCATTACGGAAACCCATTAAACAGTACGAACGAAGCTAAAAGTGTTCAACCAGCCATTAGCAGAATATTTGCCAATCTCATCATTGTTGCCTGACAACTTTAAACTCTTGAAGTACCCCGTACCCGTATAAGTAATGTCTCCAGAAGATGGAGAAACTAATCCAAAAACTACGGTTATTTCAGTCCCCCCCGCGATATTTGCGTAAAAGTCGTGAGATGTTTTATTGGTAGTTATATCCGCAATTGATGTTTGCTTCCAAAGCCCCGAAAGGTCAAAAGTCACTTTTTGACGGCCCGGTCTTGCTTGCTCTAAATTCCCACTTCCGGTGCAAGTTGCATTCAATTCTTTCACACTAATGTCGATGCCGAATGATTCGGCACAACCAACCGTAACCCCATCCACAATAACTTGTAGATTGTTCCCAAAAATTTTATCAACTACTGCCATTTTTTTTATTTATTTAATATGTGAAACTCAATTACGATATGATAAGACTCTTCATCCTTTTCTTTACTATTGTCTACAATCCCTTTGTAACGGGTAATTAATATTTCGGTATCACTAGAGGAGACATTATCGTATCTGTCGAGCGACAGAGCTAAGGCTTTACTTAGAACTCTTACCTTTGCGTAACTATCTGCTAGGCAATCAAATAGCATTATCGTATCATATAGACAAATCCCCGACTGTGTACTCGTAGGTGTTTCAGCCGACATTAAATAGACAATACTTGTACCTGATTCTCCTTGACGCTTTTCTCCTGCATAAATACGGTCTCCGACTAAATCGGTAATTGTGCTGTCTGACCTAATTTTAGCTACTAATAATTGCTCTACCATATTACGATACACGACTCATTACAGAGTCCCACTTTTTTTGTACTTCTTCCTTATAAATCCTTTTTACCTCATTTAGCGTTGCTCGCTCAGCTGCTTTTGCAAAACCAAGAGCTTTCAACCTATTTCCAGTTTTTGTTCCGTAGTTTAAAAAAACCGAAACGAACGCTTTCTTCCCTCGCGTAGAAGAATATCCTACGAAAAAACTATGTTCTCCAATTTGGTTTTGGGATACCCTTTTCGATATTCCTAACGCCTTTTCCAATAGCCCGTATTTTTCAATTTGACTTTGTGCCGAACTATAAGACCCTCTTGAGTTGTTAATGGACTTCGGAGCAAATTGCCCCATCCGCTCTTTTACTGGCTTTAATGCACGACGAAGGAAAATGTCATAATCACGTTCGGTTACGTGCCTACCCATCTTATTCAAAAGTTCTAGTTGCTTCGTAAATTGGATGTCGTCAAAGTGAATGTCAATCATTATCGCGAGCCTCGCAGTTAATTGAAACGAATTGCCTTCTTCCTATCATTATTGCCGTGCCGATTACATTGAATCGACTATCCTCTTCATCTAAAAAATGCATATCGCTTGTAAGGTCATTTCGGTAGCGAAAAGTGAACTGCACTACCCCCAAAGCGACCCGTTGTAGCTTGTCCATTGTTCGTTCGCTGTCCTTAACTGTTCGCAAATCTTTGCGGTTTGCCCAATCTGTATCGTATAACTCTACGGAGTCGGTTATCCCAAAATCATCAGTAGTTCTGACTTTTCGATAAATACGCACCTCGTGGTCTAAATCTCCGCTTTGCATACTTAAATGTTAAATATTTTATAGGGAATAATAGCTAATTCAGCAGACGTTGCAGCTCTATTCACCTCTTCCATCCGCTTGTCGTAAAACGAACTCACTTTACTAAGTATCGCAATTTTAAGGTCGTCAGGTAGTGTTGCCGCCGTGTACCCCGCAGTATAAATTACCTTTACAGCATCCTCTCGGTCTGCAAGTTTTGGTGTAGCAATATTCATTGCTAACCTTGGCAATATATGAGCGTAATTAATGCGATAGTCTGTCGAACCAAAAGAGGAATAAGTTGTAGATAAAAAAGGTATATGACTAACCGATAAAATCTCGCCGATTGGAGGGTTACTTAACTCTATTGCCCACGAATCACACAGAAGAGTATATTCATTGTACCTAAACTCACGGTGACAATAATTACCCGCCCACATGACCGCCGCTGTTACGTAAGAACCAATCAAACTATCCTCACTTGTTGTCTTTACCCTTAAATGGCTCTTTACCATTTCCAACGTTATCAACTCCTGAAACTGATTGTTTGCCCTTGCTTGCATTGTTGGTGATGTCTTTGGCGAAACCGCCGTCAATATATTGTTTAGCGATGCCGTTGGGCAAGTTCATAACTTGTCCAACGGGTACGCTTTGATATGCTTCAATAAACTCTATCGTCATTACTTCTTTAGTTTAGCTGTATTGCTCTTCTTTTCTGGCTCTACCGCCTTACAGTACCCCGCATTCAGTAGTGGCTGTGCTACTGCTTTCTCAATTTTGTAAGTATGCCCCGACGTAAATGAACCGTCGGGACCTACTGATGAAACATTGAATATAACCGTTATCACGACCCAGCGTGCTTAATACCAAATACTGCATTTGGTAATACCAACTTACCGTCCAAGCGAGCAAAACCCACAAGTGTTAGTTCGTCAGAAAGCATACCTATTTCAGTACTTCTACGGATTGCCATTGACCCTGCTTTTCGAGCGGTATAAGCCTTATAGATGTCGCCAAAAATTACCGATGTGGCGTTTGCCCCTATATTCGGCATATCGTAGTTTACCTCAACCGGGTAGCCAAGCAAGGTATCAGGAACTCCCTTTGTGATGTCACCCATTTGCCATAAGTAATTACCCTGCCCATCTTTTAGCTTTCGGATAGCACCAAGAGTAATGTCATTTAACATAAACTTAGACCCTTTGCGATAGGCGTTATTTACCTTATGGACTAGGTCAATAAGCAAATCAGAAGCCATGGCAGTAGCAGCAGCGGCTAATGTTCTATTTGCAGCAACAATACCCGTTACGATACCCTCTGGCTGGCTACTTCCGTTGCCTAAAGTCAGGTGGTCGTTCCATCCACGATAAAAAGCATCGCCCATGCACTCAGCAATATCACCCGTGATGTCAGTAAACTCGTCAGCCAATATCTCGTTCGATACCGTAAAATAACCAGTTGTATACTTGTAAGCCCCAATAGACTTTTGACCGTAAGCCAATTCAGCCTCGCTTGCAGCCACCCCTTCACCGATAATTACCGCCTTGCGAGATGTGTCGTTAAGTGTACCCATCTTGATTGTGTTACCATCCGTAGTAGTACGGACTCGGCAGTTATTTAACATACCGCCATAAGACTCAATAGTCTTGATAACCTCAGTATCAAACTCGACTGGCGTTAAATAGCCACCCTTTGAATCGGTTGCCTTTTCCTGCCCACGAGATTGTGCCTCCCTAAAGGCTGTCCGCTCTTCGTTATTAAGCATTTCGGGACGATTTAAGATATACGCCTCAAACGCTTTTTGACGCATATTTTTCAACTCGCCAGAATCGTACAATTTCTTGACATCATCTTCTTTCTTGTGCAGCCGGTCTACCTTAGTAGCTTGGATGTCGGCTTGGCGTTGCTCCGAGGCGATTCTGCGGTCAATGTCCCCAATGGATTCAGTGATGCCATCGAATTGCCCCCGCTGCTCAACAGTCATTTTTTTGCCCTCCTGCCCTTCGACGGTGGCTAAAATGCCACGCTCTTGGTCGATGAGCCGACCTTTTTCTGTTTGCAATTCTAAAACCTTAGTACTCATTTTTATTTTAATTTGTGTTTGTGATAAATATGTAATTGTGCGTAATATTCGTATTCCGAGGAATCGGCTTCTTTTAGCTCAATTGCGGGGGGTGTTGACCGTGACTCGTGACCTTCTTTTTGATTGGGGTTGTTTGCGGTGTCCCCTAATAGCTTTGCCCTAATTTCTGCTAAGTCGCTAGGCTCGAAACCGCTCCGAATAGATGTTCCGGTGTAAGCGGGGCGAGTAACAAGAGACACATCGTAAATGCGATCAAACTTGGTAATTGTGCGAATTAGATTATCTTCGGCATCAAGCATCCATTCTTCACCATCTTCGTGTAGAGTGAATTTGAATGACATTTTATCTACTTCTTTTCTTCGCACCCACTCACTACAATCACGAGAAATAGTCGTATTGGCTTGGTCGATTTCAACATTAACACCGTTTTCGTCGTTAGGCAAAAAACGAAGCGTCCCCGCCTTATAAGTAGCTAAAAGGTTGTCTTCTTTATGATTGAATACCGCAAAACAATCGTCCAATATCGCCGTGTCCCACGCTCTAGGAGAGATTATCTCCCTAAAGCCACCTAAGTCCTCAGAAAGTTGATTAAAGACTACCGGAACGCCGACAAACGCAGTAGGTTTGTCTCCTTCGGCAGCTCGCTCGCTTACAGCCGCTTTAAATATTCTCGTCTTGGCTTCCATTGTTATTTTCTAAATTTTCGATGTCTGACATAGCTAATTGTAAATAAGTTTTATTCATTGCAGGTATATCTATTGAGTTATCCCCCTCTGACTGCCTTATTTGGTTTGGTGTTATTGCCCCCATGTTGAATAAGGTGCGGTAATATTGTGATCTAGTTTTCGTGTCGGTTCTAAGTAGTTTTCTTACATCAAACTCGTGTTTCATCTTAAATCTGTCAGCACCGTATAGCAGTTTCATGTCAAATTCTTGCTCAATTCGTTCAAACCATGGAGACATAGTGTCCGTGTAAAATTCGAGCGATTGATGTTCGATGTTATTATTTGTCGAGCGTTGTAAGTCTTGCAGTTTGTGCAAAGGAACTCGGTAGATACGAGCAACTTCTTCGTTCGTGTATCTTCGAGATTCTAAGAATTGAGCATCTTGTGGCGTAACGGTGATTCGACTATATTTTAGCCCCTCTTCAAGAACTAGAGTTTTATTTGCGTTTCGGCTACCACGATAATTGTCCATCTGATTTCCTAACCGCGTTTGAGCAGTAGTAGATAAAGACCCCGGCGTTTCTAGGACCCCCTGAAGGTTTAGCCCATTTTTAGCCATCGAATTGGTTAAGTTTTGTTGGGACAATCCCGCCCCTATTGACTCCCGTGCAATGGTGATAGGATTTAACCCAATCACACCATTAGAACCTAAGCATCTAATATGAATTATATCCTCCTTAGCTACTTGACGACCATGTACATAGTAGTATAGGTAATGGCTGAAACCGTCGCGAACGTAGTAGGGGTTGACTTCATAAGAAGATAGAGGCTGCAATTCGATGGCTTGACCAATCGAGTTCCGCACAATTAGTCCGTAACCGTTGCCTTCTGATAGTGCCTCTTTTACTAAGTGTTTCTTGAAGTCAAACCAAGTTTGAAAAGCGTTAGGATGCGTCCTAAACATAATGTCAGTTGGGGAACTATTTGATATTGACTTATTCCCCTTGTCATCGCAGGCGTAGCGATTGAATGGAATCATTGCAGCGGTATCACTAATGATATTAATGCAAGAGTAAACCACCGACAACTTTAGAGCAATAGAGGAACTGACTTTTTCTCCAGAAGCAGTGTCATTAACCGATAGCCTATTTTCTACCCAGTCTTGGAAGGACTCGCTGCTATTTGATTGCCATTCTGCATCGTTAGATGAACGCACTTCGTCCGTCCCCTTGGTAGGGGTCGGTCTAATAAGTTGGTCCTTGATTAGCTTTAGAATTTGCAATTTTTACCCCCTTTTTTTAGTAAAGTAACATATTAATATTGCGTAATATTGCGATAATGGAACGGGTTGGCTATATTTGTACTTCACCATTACTTATATGTACTTCAAATGAGATATCACGACGATTATGTATGTCAAGTCAAAGACATATCAAAGTACTTTGGAGTTAGTCCAAACACGGGCAAAAATATGCGAGATAAAACCAAGGTGAGATTTGGCGTAAAGTTTCGCGGGAAAGTGACCATATCGCAGGTGCGAACCGCCAACGGTCTGGACAGCAAGGTGGCGATAAGCTACGGGAAACTATTAGCCAATAACATCCTTGAAATCTGTACGGAGTTGCGAGAGTCAAAGGGGTTGACCGCTACTCATAGTTACGTGAGCATTGCGGATGAGTCGGTATTTTACGAATTGCTTAAGACTTTGTGCGAAAAGTACGAAATATCTGAGCAGGTTATTATCAGGATTCTATCAATACGAAGTGCAGTTTCATCGAATTACCAAGAAGAAATATGACAGGATGCGTAACTCTTTGCCCGGTTGTCTTGGATAAAGAAGATATTCCAAGATTTAAGATAAGCTCTCATACAGAGTTGCAGGAAAAGATTGTTCACTTTTTAGATTTCGAGGTTGACACAGAAGGGAATAAACCGCAAGTGATGGTCTGTTTTCAATGGTGGAAGCGGGGCGAATTGCTTAATTGGAATGATGAATGTGGGCGTATTCTAATAACGCACATGAAAGAAAATATACTTCTTGACGAAATGAGGTACTTAAAAGATATTAGTATCGAAAATGTTCAATATTCGATATTCGTGTTCAGGAGTTACGCAGAAGCACTAAAATGGACAACAGACGTTAAGGAGGGGTTTTAAACATGAACTTATTTACAAAATATCATCAAGACTGGGATGACGAAGGTATCCAGCATGATGGATTCGGGGGACATAGAAGCATAACACCAAGGTATACATTAGGAAAATTGTTTTATAACGAAAAAAAATGATTGAATTAGGCGATATTGAATTTGTAAAATTAGATAACCCAAAAATAAAAATGGCTATAAATTGAAGCCGTATAACAAGATTTTAACTATGATAGAAGAAATAACAATGACTAAGGGAGATAATAAGGGAACTATTGAAAGCCTTATTGCTTACTTAGAAGAAGCAAAAAAGAAGGGTGCAACACACTATACAATGACATGGAGCGGGGACCCTATGTGGTGTTTCAAGTGGTTTGAAACTTACAGATATAAAAGTGAAGAAGAAATTAAGCAAGAAAAGATAGATGCTTTAGAAAAAGAACTAAACTCTTTAAAATGGTAACGGTTTGGCTAAGGCTAATAGTCGTAACGAAAGATATAGCATATTACTTATCTTATTGATAATGTATTTTTTTTTGCAATTAAAGGTTAAACAAATCCCAAGCCACCTTCTTCATACTTAGACTTAGACTCAGTAGATTCAGCCCCCCAATAAGTCCACTCCCCAATTGCCATAATATCGGAAACAATCCCGTCAATCTTTTCAGAACTTTTATCCTTATCGGGTTTGATATTCCCCGCTGGGTCAACCTTTAAAGCAACGTTACCAAGCATCCATTCAATCACCGGGTTGCCATCATGCACAATAAGCCCATCAACTATCATCGACTCGTATAGCTTAGTTGGGTCGCTCATGTCTTTAAACCCTTGACCAAAGTCATTTACTCGGTCAATATGCTGCATTTTCCCCTGATGTTTTACGTACATTTTACCCATTTCATCTTGCAGATTCTGCCTAAAGTGGGTACTATTCCATCTGTCGATTGCGATTGAATGCAATTCTACTTCTTTTTGGTAGTCAAGAATAGCTTGCTTTATAGCTTTATAGTCTATGCTATTACCTTCCGTTCCAATAAGGTGTCCCGCATCTATCCATTCTGCATAAGGTATGCCCGTAACCTCCTGCCGAGCATAAGCCCCTTCCAACGGGACAAACAAGAATCTTTTTAAGTAAACTCTACCATCGCCGAGCGGTATGCACAAAGAGTAAGCCGCAATATCACGAGTATTTGCTAAGTCTAAACCCCCAAAAGACTTCAACCCCGAAAGGTCCGGCGTTTTTGTATCTAAGGAACGCCACGCCTCGCTCGGAATCCAAGTTTTCGCAGCGTCAACAAATAAGTTAAAATGCTTTGTTTTTACGTTCACCCGTTGCGATGGCTTGTTCATCGCCTCGTTTACCCGTTCTCTTAAGTATTCCCATGTCGGAGTATTGCCGATAGATGGATTTGCTTTCTTCCAGACCGATTCGTCACGCCAATCATCGCCCTCGTCAAGCGTATAGATAATAGCGAACAACGAATCATCAATTAGCCTACCTTCTAATATGTCTATTGCGTACTTTCTTTGGTCGCGATAATACCACCACTCTTTGTGAAATCCTGCCGTGGTAATCATTAAAGTCATTGGTTGTCGC